TTGATTTCCTGCCTAGATAATTTTTTTTCATATCTCAAATAACACATTTTTCGTACATGACCTCGCAAAACCTGATTGCTCTCTTTATTGAAAGAGGTATGTCCTGTTCTGCACTCGAAAGCTCCAACCATTAATGCTCTCTGTTTATCTATTTCATCTTGTCTTTGTTTTCTTACTTCTAATGCTTTTTTAGTTTTCATTTAAATATACTCCTGATAAAGTTTTGAATGTTTCATTAAGAACATAAAGTGTTTTATTTATATCACTTTCAATATTTACATTTCCCCTCAAAAAATAAGAATTATCATTTATTGGTCTGCATAATCTTGTTCTCATATCTTGAATAATATATGCGTGTCGGACACGAAACCAAGTGTGGTCTAATTTACAATTTATTTTTGCCATTGTAATTCCATTTACTTCATCATTTTTTATTTTTATCCTAAAATCTCCTTCGGGTACAATAACTTTCATTTTTTTCTCCCTTTGTATTTATAAACCACATAATTAGTTCTGCCGTCATCTGCTACTCTAACTTCTTCTGATTTGATATTAAATTTTACTCTCAAATTGAAGATAATCCCTGATAGTCTTGTTGCTCTATACTCTTGTATAGCTTCCCAAGATGTGATGTGTTTGTGTTTGATTAAGTGTGCTAATACTTTTTCTGTTTTGGATTTAGGGTTTTTTATGTTCCACCCTTCTAGCGTTGTTTCTGTTTTCATAATTGCTCCTGTGCTATTAATAATTGTATTATAACATATTTTATAATCTTATTATAGCTTTTTATAAGGTCATTATGAAAATGTTAACATTGTTAGTAATAGAGCCACCAAAGTTCAGTCTACTAACAAGACTGTTGTTTTATCCAACTAAATGCTGTCTTAACGGATTATGTTAACATTTATTTTTTTGACTACACAGAAGGATTGCCTTCCTGTTCCAACAATTTAATTTTTTCTTCTAACTCTTTTAGTCTATCATTTTTCTGTTTGTTATATTTTTTTTGATAAGCTAATCTGTCATCTCTGTTATTAAGATATCTTTCTTTTTGTTTTTTTAATCTTGTTTTTCTCTCTCTTTCTGTTTCTGTGCTTCTTCTTTCTTTAAAACTATTTAAAAGTTTTTTCTTTTCATCTTCGTTTAAAGAAGCATATCTGTTTCTTTGTTTTTCTTTTATTCTTTCTGCATTTTTTTTGTAATAATCGTTCCAATAGCTCATTGGTCATTTCTCCATTTGTTAACATTTATTAAATTGACCACAATACTAGAAAGGCATATTGTCATCAATTACATCATCTCTCTTTTTAAAACTTCCTTCTTTTTTATTTTCTTTTTTGTGCGTAATAAATTTTCTTCCTTCTTTTTCATTCAACCAAATAGAAATAGATTTTGGCGTAGCTCCTTCTTTTTCTATGTAATTGTTGTTTTGAAAAATTGGGTAGCGTTTGCCTTCGGCTTGGTATAGCTTTTCGGCTTTGTCGTATAATGCTTCTATTTCTTCGGCATATTTTTCATTTATAAATAAGTTTTCAAAAATTGGCTTTTCCATTTATATCTCCTTTGTTGGTGTCGGTTTCATTGAGTTAAAATATTTTCTCGTTTCTTCAAACTCTCTTTTTAAGTGTTCTAACAAATAACACATTCTCCTGTATCTTCTGCTAGACCAATTTATATTTTTTTTGTTTCTTTTTATCATTTTTTGCTCCTACATGCACTCTCCTTAAAGTTAAGTCTATCAAACTCACTCTTAGGATTGTTTGCAAGGTCATTGATAAAGTCATCAATATCACTCGCTTTCCATACTGTGCATTTAGCTGAAAGTTTTGCATGACACTTAGGGAGCTTACCCTCTTTGTGCCACTTCCAAGCCGTAGATAGACCAATGCCAAGTTCCTTAGCAATGTCGTTCATTCTTAATAGTTTTGGTTTATTAGGGCTATTAATCTCAACCCTAAGTCTTTTGTTTTCTGACATTTGATTTTACCTCTCAGTTAGTTCATTAAGGATAAATAAGATATCGGTACTGCAGTTCGCCTATCCTATCTATCCCATGATGATAAGCGAGAAAGCCACACATTTTTCGAGTATAGATATGTGTTGTAGGATAACTTTCTCACTTACGCACTCCTAATTTAATATTATCATCAAATTTTCTATTATTCAACACTTTTATTTTCTTCAATAATTTTTAATATTTTTTCTGCCATTTGTTGTCTTTCGTGATGTGTATTTACATCTATGTAGTCATCATTTTTTGGGTCTTTAAAAAATTCTTTTGCTTCTTTTATGACTTCCAAACAATATCCCTCTATTTTATTTAATTTGCTCATCTTATCCTCATTATCTTCCTCTTATATTTGGGTTTCAAATACTAGAAACTCATCTTCTTCTTCCCACCTAGCACCAGTTTCTTCTCCCTCTTTATCATTGATGTCAGCTCCTCTGCTTTCGTTGTGTTGGATAAGCCATTCTTCCATACTTAAATCTGTTGTATCACAATAGCTTGTTTCAATGACATCTTTTACTGTTTTGCAAAAAGCATGGTCAATAGGGTCATCTATATAAAATATTGTTCTAACTGTTGTCATTTGTTTGCTCCTCAATGTCATAAGCATTGTTTGGTATATCGCTGTTATGCCATGCAATACTCTCGGTGTATCCAACACCACTACAGTTATCGCAATTTCTATCTGTGCCAAACACTTCACAATCCTCACATATTTGTTTGTAATAATATTCAATCATCTTTTACATTTCCTCTATTTCTAAAATTTCTCCATTATCGCTACTCTCATCTATACAAGTGTCCACTGTAGTATAACTTTCTACTGCGTCCTCTGGCTCAGTATATTTCTCTTCC